TTTCCAATCGCTTTCCTTTTGTACTCTTTTAAATACAGGAGGACGACCTTTACCTTCCCAAAGTGCTTTTTCTTTTTTGCCTAATTTTTTCTTTAAATTGTAAATTAAAGATTTTTTACCAATGTACTTTTTTCCAGTTGGTAAGTGAGTTGTTTGATAAATAAAACCGAACGCTCCTTCAGGGAGGTCAATGATTTCGTTGATTTGATTGTTTAAGTAATACCACATAATGGTGAATGTACGAAAGGTATTTTAGGTATCCCAGCGAAGTACGAAAGTTGTGTCAGTTTCATCTGACATTCTTACAGGTTGTCCAAGTTTACCAACTACTAACAATTCATTATTTTCATTATATAAACCAATTGTAGTAACATAAGGTTTAAAAAGTGAACTTGTTGCGAAATTTGCTAAATCTGGTTTTTGATCTGATTTAATTTTTCTTGTTGAAATATTGTGTGTAAAATTATATTCATCTGCGTTTATAGTACATTGGTATTCATTTTCGTATATAGGATGAATATTTTTGAATTTAATATTATTCATTATATTTCCAAATTCTCCATTTGATGGGTTTTGGTTTAATGCTTGAATGCTTTCTGTAGTTAACATATGGTCAAAAAACATTACTTGTCCTATTGATCCTGAATAACCGTAGGTTATTCTACCAGATGTCCAATATCCAGCTCCTAATGTTTCTATATAAAATGAACCTGAGTCTGTGTGTCTTGATATGTCTTTTGTGTGGGTTCCCATTAAATTTCCATTCTCATAGAAACTCATACTAGCTGATAAAGGGTTTGTTCCATCATAGTTTATTACATGGTGGTTACTTGCTGATCTGTTAGTTACTGTTGTTTGTGAATTCCAAAAATCATGGATGTTTTTGGTTCTAAGATAGATTTTATTAGAAGAATGAATGTAAATATATGGACGTGTATAATTTGAAAACCCATCATTTTGATCTAAATCAGCCCCCATAAGTGCACTTGATGTTCCATGAAATCCTGGTGTTTCTTTCATAAGCCAAGATATACTCCATTTACCACTTCTATCAAATTCATAAGCTGGTATATCTACTGATTCTCTACCTCTATGATTTAATCCTGTTGATCCTGATAAAGAAGCACTGATTGACAATAATTCTCCTGTAAAATTATTATGAGTTACTGTGTCAAAAGTTGCTGTGCTTAAAGCTTGAGTTACTGCATCATTATAATGGGCTGAAGCCGACAAATAAGTGTAAGCTATTGAATCCTGACTATATCTACTTAAATCATTAAAACTACCTTCTCCATTATTTGCTGCTGAGGATGTTGCTGTGTTGTTAAGTGGGTAATATCTTTGGGGTTGTGCTTTTATAGGTTTAAATATTTCCTGGTGTTTTGGGTGGGTTGCAGTTGCTAACCCATTTGAATAAAATATATTTCCTACATAAGGGGAACCATTTATACTTGAAGATATTGATTTTATTTGTTCTTCAGTTCTTGAAGAATTAAAAATCATCAAATTAGACATACTACCTCTATAAAAATGGCTGGTTTCTCCTTTACTCCCTATATATACATCTGCTTGGTTTTCTGTTTGGTAAGTTGTTGTGTCTGTGGTTGAGGATATTTTTGATCCTGATATCCATATACTCATTTCAGAAGCAGAAGTCATACAAACTATATGTTGTAGAGAGCTTGTATTTATAGGAGCTGTAACTATAGGTGTAAAAGTACCATCTGTTTTTCTAAAAGTTAATATGCTGCCTTCATCTAAAAATATTTCAAAAGGATATTGATTATGTGTTTTTATGTTTATTACTTGAGAGGATCCTGTTGTGTATAATGGTTGGTGTATAGGGGTTGGTATTTTTGATTCTTTTGTGCTTTTACATATTAAATAACCTCCACTATTATTATCCTTATGTATACCTATAACATCTTTGAGATGATGTTTTTCAGGTTTAATATACATTGATATTGCAAAATCTTCACCTGGGTTAAAGTTGTAAGTTTCGTTATGAGGTAATTTAACTGAAGAGAAATTTAATGGTTGATAATTATCATTTACTTCTTTTACATATACATTATCTATATAATATATGGAACCTGAAGGATTATCTGCTGAACCTGTTGTAATCCCCCCAGGAGTAAATTTTAAATTCCAACTTGTTGATCCTACATTTGTTCTCATATACTCAGTAGATCTGACCCATTTATCATCTTGAGCTACCATATTCCCTTGAATATATCCATTTCCTGCATTTGATGTAGTATTAGTAAAAGATAATTGGTTTGTTAAATCTAAAGAACCTGAAGGTCTTAACATATCCCAAGTTATTTCATATAATGTGTCTGGTTTGAGATTAGTTAAAGTTTGATATAATGAGTGATTTGATCCGGATATTGCATATGCATATGAATGGTTATTATCACCTGGGTGGTGAAGGGAAGGTAAAGTTGATGGTCTTGGATTTTGGCCCCCATCTACATAGGACGCAGAAGCTGCATTTGAAAGAAGCCAACTACCACTTGACTCCATATCTCCATTAGGTACTAAATTTTCCCCCGCATTACGACAAAAATTTATAGCTGGTACTTTTATATTATTTCCATAATCTTCTTCTTTAAAAATTATGTTTTTATATTCTATAGTATTGTTATAATAACTATCATCATATATTCCTCCTTTATTATAATGTGTTATAGGATTAGGTGTAGTTTTTCCATATAAATTATAATTAACATCGTATTGTTTAAATCCTTTTACTGGTCCTATAAATAGTACTTTTTCTCTTTCATCAATACTATGACTAGTTAAATTAGTACCTGAAATTATTAGATTTCCTTTACTATCATCTATTAGGGTTTTTAAACTTCCTGAGTAGTAAAAAGTTCCTGGTTTTATTTTATTCCCATATAAAGAACAAGGAACAGAAATTACGTTAGCTTTTGTATATAAAGTTCTGTTTTGGATTAAATAGCTAGTGTCTCCTAATTTATTAGATATATCTCGTGTGTAATTTTTATAAAATAAATGGTCTAATTGATAGTATTTTACAGTATTTTCAGAATCTGTGGAGCTACTACTAAAAGTATCTAAACTAGAAGTAGTATGCTCAAAAGTTTGTATAGTAATTCCTATAGATGATGTAGATAATGAAGCTGAAGTAAATTGGAATAACTTATTAGCATTAAAAGGTACTCGAGATACATCGTTAGGACTAAGGGATTTGAATGTTGCCATTTAAGTACATTTTAGTAGTCCAACTTAATTCTAACTAATGCCTCTGTAGTAAAGTCTTTTTTTAATGGTTGGCTTAATTTTGCTACCGCTAGTAAGTTATTATCATCATTATATAGACCTACTGTTGTTATATAGGTTGAGGGTGAATCCGCCATTGTTGTGTTATTTAGGTTACCGTTAGTATCTATATAAGATGGGTTAGACGAGTAATTAAATTCGCTGTTTTTGACTCTTACAAACATGTATTGTGAAGATACTTTTTCTTCACTGTCTACTTGAAAAGTACCTGATGCTTTTAAATAGTCATATAATAGTTTAGCTTTTTCTTGATTAGAACTATGACTACTTCCTTCAGTCCATTTATTTGATGTTACGTTTCTCATAGCTTCACCATTAATAATGATTACTCCTGCTTCGGGATAAACAAAACCAAAGGAACCACTACCTGCTGTTGTTTGGTTTAGAGAGGTTCCTAACATTTCCCCACTTGAACCAGATACTAAATTAAATTGTCTTCCTAAATTAGTTATAGTTGATGAACCTGTTAGAGTAACACTATCATCTGTGAAATAAGATACTGTAGTACCATCGTTGATTTTTAGGTTTAATGATCCCGCTTTTAATGCGTGTTTGTATCTTCCTCTAGATACATTAATTACCCAAATATCTTTTGGCTCATGACCATTAAATGAGAAATTTGAATTTTCATCTCCAAAAACTAATTGTCTATATTGATTATAAACACATTTGGTTGCTGTGTTTCCTAAAGCTCCTGCTGTGTTTGTAAAATTTAATGATCCTGATCCTCCTTGATGCCCATAAGCTACAGTAAATTGAGGTAATGCGCTACCTGTGTCGTTTACATTATCTTTATATACTTCTAAAAAGAAATTACCTTGTGATGTTGCGTTTGTATAAACTGCTTGTGTTGAGGATGTAAAAAAAGTTGTTAAAGTATCTGTATCATCACTCCATGCATTTGATGTTACTTTATCTGTACTTACTGATAGATCTTCTGGGTTTAGTCTGCTATATGATGCCATATTTTATTATGTTAATGTTACTCCTGTTACTCCTTGTGTATTAGAAGTTGCTATTACGTCTTTAGTTATTTCAACTGGGATAGTTACTCTTGCCCCTGAATCTACTCCTTCAATTGTTAAGGTTGTTAATAATTTTGTATTACTTCCAAATAGTGTAGTACTATTAATAGCTGTTAAACTAAATGAGGTTCCTTTAATAGTTTCACTTAATGCTGAATTACTAAATGGTCTTGCTGTTGTAGAAGCTGCTGCTCCCCCTACTCCCTCAAATGCTACTAATAATCTTCTGTCTGCTATAGTTGCTAAATATCCTCCTGTTTCTATTACATTTGCTAAACCTTGGAAGTTTAATGTATTTGGGTTTACTGATGTTGTTGCTCCTAAAGATAATTGGATTTTAGATATATTAGCTGTTACAATAGGTAGTTTGGTTGTTCCTCTTGGTAATGTAACTAATTTATGGATCATTATATTATTTTCATCAGGAATAGCTTCTAAAAGAGGCATATTCTCTATTGCTTCTCCATAATACTGAGAACCATTTGGATGGTTTTCGTTATATAAAGTATAATCGATTTCATCATCCGCTAATGCAAATTGTGTTATGTTAAAAGAACCATCTCCTCTTGCAAGTAGTTCTCTTCCTCTTTTAGTTAAAATTGCATCTACTGTGATGCTTGTATTGTCTAAATATCCCATTGTTGTTGTGTTTTGTTATAAATATAAATTATTTTCAAAAAGTTAAACTCCTCGTGGAGGTGATTTTTCTTTTGGACTTTCTTTTAATCCTGCTTTATCTAAATAAAAATCTAAATTATCACTTATTTCTTTATCTATGTTATTTGGTATAAGTACATATCCTTTATCACCTACATCATTTGATAATTCTATTGGTTTGTCTATATCTGCTATGATTACATTTGTTTCTTCTAAATATGAAATTTGATAAGTTGCTAATGCCCAAGAATTACCACTAAATGAATATTGTAATTCTACTTTACCATTTGATGTAGCTGCATGGTTAGCTGTGTTTCCTCCATTACCATAACCATGAGGTACTATAACATCGTGGGGTCCTTGCATAATAGGAATAACAAATGAGTGTGGTTGTAGTAAGTCTCTTAGTCCATTTTCACTTGTACTACTAGAAATTAATGTGTGTAATGAGGTCCCAGATGAAGAAATTTGATATTTTTCTAAATCAAGTTCAAATGTACTTATACTTCTAATTCCTGAGTCTTCTACTGCTGAATAGTTAAATGCAGGGACTGGTTGACCTTTTTGTACAGTTCCAAATAATCTATATTGGCTTTCTGAAGCATATGGTATTAATAATGAATTGTAAAAAGTTGATAAGGCTTGCATGTCATTGTAAATATAATGTTGTGCACTTGATGATATATAATCTACTGCTCCAAATATGTGTTCTTGAGGCCAAATCTTTTTAGTTAAAACATTTTCTTTTAATATTAAAGTATCACTATTCATTGTATTACTATAGTTTCCATAACATAATACATGTTGTGATGTACCTACGTAAGAAGAAAATAAATCAGATGAAGAACTGTCTATGTATCCTACTTGGATTCCTTCACCATATATGCTTCCTCCTCCATTCATTCCTTTATGTTCTACAATTTTATTAAGATATCCTTGATTAAATTTAGCTTTATATGTGTCTCTTAATTTATGTGTAATTTTATCATCTAATAATTCTATATTAAACTCAGATCCGTCTTTAAAATCTCTTGCAATATACCCATTTATCCCTTTAAAATTTTCATTTTTAAGATCAATAGTTGTAACATTATCGTTACGTTTATTAATTAAAATAATTTTTTCAATGTCAACATAAGAATGATTTTTTATTGTAGCTAAATTATCATCTTCTCCATCACCCCCTATTAAAGTTTTTCCAAAGTATAAAGCTACTGATGATTGTTCTACAACTGGATTTAAACCATAAGTTATATCTCCTGCTGTGTATTTGTTGATTTTTGCTCCTGTTAATCTTGATCCATCATAACGAGAACGTTTCCATGTTACCATGTCTATTAAAGAATCATCAAATTCAGTAGGTACTTGTGGGTTGATTTCTCTTACTTCTATATTATCTATTGTTCCGTCAAAAGTTGTATCATTCCATAACACTATCTTTCCTGTGTTTGTTGGTCCTTGTGTCCATCTAACTTTATATGTTCCTAAATCTAATGCTCCCGCTGGGTGGAGAGATAAATTGGTGTTTGTAGGTCTTCCATGCATATGAAGCATAAAAGTTCCCCCTGTGCTTGCTTTAGTTACTGTGTAAGTTATTTCGTATCTTTTACCAGGTCCTATAAAACATTGAGTGTTATAAGTACTAGGATTGATATTTTTACCTGGAATATATTGTATTTGTGGAACGGGATGTTCCATGTACCCCCCAATTGATCCAGAAGCTCCTCCTTCTGCAAATTCAAATGATTCAGCATCATTAAAAGGTTGGAGAGCAGAATATCTAGTCCAGCCTCCAGAACCACTTACGTTTCCTTCAAAATTTCCAAATGCTAATAAGTTAGGGCCTAATTTATTTTCGAATACTGATTTTCTTTTTATTTTACTAACTTTAGAGCTCATAAAGTTACCTCTAGGAGTTAAAGCCCAAGGTCTTAATGTTTTTGACCCATAATCAACTATAAGAGAAGATGTAACTGGGTTAAAATCTCCTGGTGGGGTATCATGATAATCATTAGTATAAGGGATTTTTGATAAAGCAATAGTTCGTGAAACCCTATTTCCCGAGGAGGATATAGGTCCTTGTTCCCATGTACTACTTCCAGATAGTGCTTTTGCTACGTCTATGTTTGTGTCATACCCTGATCCTAATGCTTTACCATCACTTCCTGTTCCTATGAAGTTGTATTGAGATAAAACAACTGAACCTGTAGTATTATTTAGTTGTGATCTATTATTGTTTTTAGAAAAAGATGCTGTTACTTCTTGTATAGTACCACTATACTGGGGTCTACTAGTTATAGGGTGGTATCTTTTAAATTTGGGTCTTTCTAAGAAATGAGGTTCAATTAATACCCCTGTTTTATCTATTGATTTTTGTGGGGTAAATTTTGTTATTAAATCAAATAATGTATGATCTAAAAACTGTGTCCATCTTACAAAATCCCAAATATTATATCTTTCTTCACCTTTTTTTAATTTTTTAAAATATTGGTTAAACAATGGTATAAAATCTTGATATTTATCAAGTGTTTCTTCTCTTGGATCCCCTAAAAACTCATCTAAACTAAATGTACCTAAAGTATAAATTATATCTTCATTTATTTCATTTTGAGGTGATAAAAATACACCAATATTACTAAAGTCAGGTACTTGTCTTTCTGTGATAGGAAGTTGAGATAATATATCAGGAGATAAAATATCATCATCTGTTGATCCTGAATCTATATATACTTTTTTATTTATAGGAGATTTACCAATTGTGTTAGGAGTAGGTAAATGGTGTTCTTCTACTATTAATTCTACATCCGTTTGTTTAAAATAAGTAAATCCTTCTAAGTAATTTAAATTTTGGTTAGGGTGGTGAGATTGTAGTAAAGGTGTACCAGCAACTGTAAAAATAATAGAGTCCTCTAGTGTTGATCCCGAAGGAGGATATACAAATGCTCCTGATGAACTAAAAGGCTGACCACTATAATTATCTGGTGCTGAACCTGTTTGGAAGGTTCCACTTGCGCTTAATATAGCACCCCCTGTAATAGGTCCTGTTAATGTTGTTCCCCCCACAGTTGTTGGAGATAAAGAAGCATTCCATGCATAAGAAGAAGAAGGTAACATATTATCCGACTCTGTATTTAAATCTAATTCAAATGCTAATGGATATCTTAATACTAAATGGTCATAAGAGGATGAAATTGAATTACCCCCATACATTAAAGGCTCTAATGCGTGGAGTTTTAATGTTCTGTGTGATAATTGTTCTCCAAAATAATATCTTACTTCTGATAGAGATCCTTCATACCCTAAATCAAATGAACTTGTGTTATTATTAGTATAAAATGAACTTGACTCAATACCATTAGTTATTATTGTTTTTATACCCCCTATAAATAATTTAGATACTCCTGGTAAATTAGACCCCCCATCATAATAAGGATTACCAAAAGATTCTGCATTTGTTTTTTCTGTTATAGATACAGATTGTGTATGATGTAAGACATCTCTTAAATGGTTTGCCTGGTATGCTCCAAAAGTAAGAGTAGAATTACTACCTGATATACCATCGGTTGATAAATTGATATCCCAAAAGTTTCCGTTATATATGTTAAAATATTCTGTTTCTGCTATACTTGAAGTAAATTGATGTAATACTAATTTACCATAATGAGGTCTATCCTCTGTTAGGTAGAAATCGTCACTACTTGTATAAGGATGTATTAATAGATGAAGGTCTGAAGATGATACTGAGTTTAATGCATGGTTTGTTAATGAACATAAATGGTGTTGTCTTTCTTCATCCCTTGTAGGTTTTATTCTAAATTCTATTGTTTTTTTAGAGGATGATAATGCATTAGTTAAAGATGAAGAAAAATTAGTTTCTATAAACATTCCTCTTTTAGTACCATCTAAAGAATCCCCCGCTATTACTTGGTTAAATTTTTCGTATGTATATAATTTAAATTTATCTTGATCTGGGTTTGAACTACCAAATTCTTTTATATCCAATAAAGAACCAGGAATACCATAACAATTAATTAAAGCCCTTAATCCCCTAGCTGTGCCTTTTGTTTTTAAAAGATAAGGGGCATTATGGTATAAACGTTTCCAAACTTCTTTTGTTAAGTCTTGTTTAGAAATTATTTCTGATGTAGCAGTAATAACTGTAGAGGTATCTTGGGGTATTAAAGGGGTCCCAAATATGTAAGACATTAGGTCTTCATTTTCAAACTGGTCGAAGGCCTCTATTCCTAAACTTTGTAAAGCATAATAAACTAAATCTTTAGAAATCCCTAAGGTGTGACTATTGTCTCTTATTTGAGTATATTCTCTAATATGTGTCCATATAGGATCAAAGTGTTGACCAACCATATCACAAAATAATTCAAATGGTCTGTTTTCATCTCTATCCCCTATAAAAGTAGGAGTTAATTTAAATAATCTATTTGGGTTTTGTGAATCAAAGACAGATGATGATAATAACTGACCCCCATAATAAGCGTTATTATAAGAATTACTATCTCCTAACCAAATTTTAGCTTGTTCAGATGTAGTAGATGCTAATAAATAAGGTTCTGTTGTTGTTGTTTTTGGCCATGAATATATACTTCCGGAATTAAAATATAAGAATTGTTCATATCCATTAAATCCTTGGATTATTTTATCTTTTTTATCTAATATAGATGCTGTAGCATTTGTGGTTACTACTGATGATAGTGTATTTCCTGGTATGTTGTATAGATCTTGTAGTTGGTGATTATATACTTCTATTAGTTTTAATTTATATTCAAAGTTTTTTAATAATTCAGTTGCACTACCAAAATGTACAAAATTTTCAAAATGAGAAGGAGTTACTGTTTCAAAATCTATTGATGATGAATCTATAGGTCTTACGTAACTATAATCTATTTCTGGAATTTCGTACCCATCTAATTTAGATATAAGTTTTTGATAAGAAGAAGTAGTTTCAGTTGCTAATACATCATCATAGGACTTAAAAGCGGTAGGAACAGAGCTATTTAATCTTATATCTATTTTAAAGTTTGGACCTCTTAAAGGAATACCTGTATCTACTGGGGGTAGAGAACCCAAATCATAAGTTACAACTAAGGGTTCTATTATATCTTCTACTATATTTAGCTTATCCCCCTCTGTTATATTTCCTGGTAGGGGTTTTAATAATTTGATATTTAATAAAAATTCACTAGGATCAGATTTATCTATATCTATATTTACAGCTGTTATATTTACATTATTACCAAAATTTAAAGTAAAATCTCTAAAATATGTAGAGTTTTGTATTTGTGATATAAAATTTCTAGAATTAGAATCTAAAGTAGTATTTCCCCCCTCTAAAGTGGACAAAGATAATTCTGTTCGAGTTCCTGATATTTCTTTTATTTGGAAGGCAGGAGTGGTTGTGTTATGTATCTTTCTTTTTTGAATATTAACATGAACTTTATATCTACCTGTAAAGAAGCCGCTACTATTTAATATACTAAGGGTATCTATATTTATTTCATCTACTAATCCTTGTGTGTTTTGTCCTGTGTTATATTCTTTAAAGTTTAGATTTTTAAATAATATGTTATTATTTAAATCTGTTATAAATAGTTCTATGTAATCTTCAGGCCTACCAAATCTTCTGCCTACTAAAACAGCGTTTAAATCTTCGATGTTTTTTGCATCTACTCTTGATATAGATTTTTCTTCAACTAAATTTGCCATTTTACTTTTTAAAGTTGTTTAAGTTCACGAATTTCAAGCTCTTGTGATACATTTGTAGATTTTAACATTTCATTTTTATGTTCTAATTCTGATACTTTAGATTGTAATTCTTTTAATTGTTTATTTAATCTTTTTACCTTTTGTGAATTAGATGATTCTGGATTTTCTATAAATTGTCCACTTTCTTGGTATAATGTAGTATGAGAATTTGTTCCTTTTTTAGGTATTCTAAAGAATATTTCTTTATATGCTTGAAAAAAACTGGAAACATTTATTGCGTTTCTTTTTTTACCTAATTCATTAAATTTTCTATCTATTAATTTATCAGCTTCTGTTGATAAGTATGTTTTTTTAGTTAATTTCATTATCTTACTATTTTAAAGAAATAATCTTCATCATGTATATTAATACCATCATTATTATCAACTCTAAACATTAACTTATAATAACGTTCAGGTTGAAATCCTTCCATCCATAAATCAAAATACATACCATCACTATCAGCACTCATTTTTGTATATGAAGTATCAAAAGGAATTATTACTTCATCTGTTTCTGCATCCCTTACACTATAATAGCTTGTTGAAGGTAAATATGAGGTTTCTAAATAGTTTGAGCTTGTTGTAAATGTTCTGTCTGGGTATCTTTTTCTTGTTGTTATTCTAAAACGTTGTTTAGATTTTCTTTGAAATTCTGCTTTATTATTATGTAAAGCTAAAAATATGTCCCCACTAGTTAAAGTAGTACCACTATGGGAATAAGACGAATCATCCCATTTAAAAGTTAATTTTGGTGGATAAATTGTATGGGTATTTGAAGAAAAATACTGTAGTTCTCCAAAACCAAAACCATCTTCCTCCGTTGCTCTAGGTTTTTTAATTATAAAACCATTATTAGTAATTCCTGATGGGTATGTTGTTGATTGAAAAAGAGACCTGCTGATTTTTGTCATAATATTTGTTACATCCATATTAATATCTAAATCATCGTCCGCGTAAAATGAATGTTCTGCTCTAAAATCTGGTCCTGTATACCATACTCCTCCCCCAGGTGATGTGGTATAAGATCCTGTTGCTCCAGAATTAAAGGGAGAACTTATTCCAACAGGCCAAGCTGATCTTGTACTTTCGTTCCTATAAACCCATGTAGCTCCATTTGCTGATTGTCTACTTCCCGTTGTAACTGAAGGAGGGGTTGCTGTGTATCTTTCTGTTCCTTCTTCCCACCCCATCGATTCGGATAAGGGATAGGCTTCAATAATATGCCCTTGTGTTAAGCTTTTATTTTCTCCTGCGTATAAGTTAAGCATTACTCTAGGATATCCTGTTGCAGCGTCTCCTGCCAAGTGGTATGGGGTAGATGTTGTACCCGGAAGTTTATTTTGGAAGACGTCTTTTATTTCTTCATTATTAAATTTAATTAAAATTCGAGAAGTGTAGTATGTGTTTCCTGTTGTTGCTTTTTCCTCTACTAATTCAAGGATTTCATCACGTCCTGTATTCATGTTTATACGGTCTGGGTGACTATATAGTGTTGTATCTTTTTCGGGAAATATTGAATAATATGCCATTTTAGTATTGTTTTATATTACCTTTAATATCTGTATTAGGGTATTTTACCTCAAATATTGATGGGTCTAAAGAAGGATATATTATACCATCTTTAGTGGCTGAAGGGAAATCGTATCTGAACCTTGAATATCCTGTTTCTTCTCCTGATTTGTTAATAAATTTTACATTTATTACTGACTGTACTCCTTTTACATTACCTATTAAGTTGTATACTTCTGATTCTATAATAGGTTGATTGACTTGCCATTTATCTATATTAAAATAGTTTTTTAAATCTGATATACAATCTAATAATACTTGTTGGTTATTATTATTTTTAAATGTTGTTATTTCAAATTCGATACCTAAATTTATTACAAAAGCATCCATTATGTTAATGGAGTCTGTTAAAGGTTTGTAATAATCTAAATATGTTGATAGATTTGTTTTTGTTGCGGTGTTACATGGTGTGAGTTTTTTCTCATTATCATACCCTAAAATATATAAATTAGAAGATATTTGAGAACTTTCTGCTACTAGTGATGTATTTGTGGTTGTTAATTCTGACGATTTAACCACATAGGTTTTACATACACTACCATAAATAGAAGGCATAGATAAAGTTCTTACCATATAGTCTTCTTTGGTTATTATCCTTTGTTGTGCTGCGAAATTAGATAAGGTATTTAATCTGATATCTTCTGTGTTGTCTCCTGGTCCTCCTCCGGTGGCTGGTTCTGGGTTTGAACATGCTAAAGATTCTTTACAGAATTGTAATAAATTACCGTTTAAATTAGGTCTATTATTTACGGAAAGTGTTGATATTTTGTTTATAGTTTGTGATAATACGTTAGATCTTATTCCCCCTCCTTTTAAATAAGTAACAGTTAAGGTTGTATTTGATGGGGCCTTTCCGTATGTTTGAGAATGTAAGAAATTTGAAGGATCTATAGATTGATCTAGTTTAGATCTTCCATCTCTTCCTCCTAAACCTATATTATCAGGTATAGGGAGAATTTGTTCATCTGATTTTGAAGAATCTCCTGACCCAAACTGAATTTCTAATGTATTGTCTGCTGTGAATCTTGTTACAAATCTCCTTGGTACTTGTTTTATTTTTAATAAATAAGGGGTTTCGTTATAATGTTCATATAAAGAAGTTGTATTACCTTGAACATTAGATATGTTTTCAAATACTGTGTCTTGAGCTAAATAAGGGACTTCTGTGTATTCATTTCCATCTGAATCTACTATAGATTCTATTGATATTATTTCAGAGTCTAATAAATTTAATATTAAAAATCTTTGTATATCTCCTACTTCAAAAGATTTTACTGTTCTTTCTGCTGATATAACAGGTGTAGATTTTTTAAGTAGGTAATAAAATGGTTCTCCGTTAGCGTCTAAAGAATATACACTTATGTCTGTTGGGTCAAAAGAAGAAGAATGTGAAAATACTACTTTATTTTGTAAAGAGAAATTTATTCCTGTGTCTGTTTGAAAAGATCCTGGTTGGTTTAATGTTAAAGCATAATCAAAATCTGGTGATTTATCGCCCGTTACTCCTTTAGATGGAATTAATTGAAATACATCTATATTTGTAGCTGCTACTGATGTTACTTTAGGTCTATATCCTAGGGTATAAGCTAAATGGAAAAGATTGGTTCTTTCCTGAACTGTGTCTAAAAAGTTTTCTTGTAGTTGAGTATCTACATAATAAGATAAAACATCTCCTACATAAGCTGCCATATCCATAAACATTAATCCTGGTGATCCTTCTGTAAAGTCGTTGAAAGTATCTGGAAAATATGTTTTTGAGAATTCTAATAAATCAGATCTAAAACTATTAAAATCCTTATTTAGGTATTTTATATCTTTTTCTTGTGTTTTATTTGATATTTTATTATATGCCATATTTTTTTATTTTAATACCCACCTACACCTGGAGATGATTCATTTGACCCCCTATCAGCTAAAAAATTAACTTGAATAGCATCTTGTTGGTTACTTATTATTGTTCTATAGTATACACTAACTTGTAGTTTATGGCTATCTGGTTTTTTATCAATATTTACCCCTGTTAGTTCTACTTGAGGTACATATTTATTTACTTGGTCTTTTATTCTATCAGTTAGATCTTCTTTATCTGTGAAATTTTCAAAAAGATATGTTCTTAGACCAACACCAAAATCTGGTTTGAAGATTCTTTCGCCTGGTTCTGTGAGTAATACATTTAACATATTACTTTTCATCTGTTCTTGAGTGGTGTAAGTTGAATTAAATACTGATGACCCATTATAAGGAAGAGATACCCCAACAGCTATGTTTGATTCTGTGTCTATTGGGTTTATTTGTATATAATTTCTTACGTTAGCCATTTATTATGCTTTTCCTTTTTTACCATTAATTGCTTTCATTAAATCCCTATAATCCCTATTTACAACTTTTTGAACAGGAGCAGGCATTGATTCTACAGGTAATCCTGGAGCATTTCCTCTTTCTGTGTTTGTATCCCCTGCTGCTGTTTCATTTAAAAGAGCATTCAATGCAGGATCACTTGTAAAGTTTTTCTTTTTTATAGGTTGTGTACCCATTATTTTTTCTCTTAAAGAATTTTTTGCTGTTTCAGGCATTGGGTTGTTTGGTACTTCAGCCGTTCTTTCAGTGTGTTCTACTATTGTTGGTTTTAATTCATCACGTAAATCTTCTTTAAGTGTTTTTATTTCTCTACGTAACGCATAATCGATTTCTTCTCTAACTACTTTTCTAATTAGGTTTTCAAAGGTTTTTGCTTTCATTGTTGTTAATTGTTGTTTGTTATAAATATAATTATTTTTAAGCTCTATAACGCTTATATCCTATCATTTCAAAATCTAAATTATATAGTTTTTCTATATATTCCATATTTTGTGATTCTACAAGTTCATCAAATATTTGATCATATAATTGATCTACACCTTGTTCAAACTGAGAGGGATCAGGTATATTTACATCTTTTGGTAAGGGTAATATTCCATCATTATATAAATCATTTGTTATTTGTGGATGAATGCCTGTTAGGTCTCCCATTATAGGGTGATTATTGAAATCTTTATTATCTAAATCATCTTGGTTTAAAGGTTGTCCTATTTGATATCCTCCTATAATAATAGGTTCATATAAATCATTATTTGAAAATGTAGGTAAATTTATAGCAGGTTGTGTATCAAAAGCATTTGCAAGTGCATCTGAGAAATCATCTTGAGTAAATCCGGGGTACCCTAATTCGTTTAAGAATTCTTCTGGAGATTGTGCTTGTGATGTGTTTGCAGCCCCTCCTGATAATCCACCATTACATTTACCAAACATTAACATCATCATTAACTCCATTAGTTGTTTTAACATAGCTATAAGTCCTATTATAGCCATTAATGCTCCTATCACTTTTAAAATAGTTCCTAATAATTTTTTTATAGTTCCCATAACATCTGTTAAAAATGCTCCTACATTTTTTACTGTTTGTTCTAAATTTGCTTTAAATCCATTTGCTTTGTCTCTTAATTCTCTTGCTTTTCTTGTTGTTTTACTGTCTGCTTTATTACCAGGACCTGGGTGACCAGGACTTGTAGGTACCATTGTATCTGCTTTTGCTTCTTGACTTTTAGCTTCTGATTCTTTTTCTTTATCTTCTGCTGCTAATTTTTTATCTTCTGCTATAGATTCTGTTTGGTTTTTTAATACGTCCTTAGATTCTTCCATTGTTTTTTTGGCTTCTTCAGTGACTGATTTTATTCTTTCACTAGCTGCTGCCATTTGGGCTTTAAAAAACTTAAATGCGGCTACTTTTAACATAATGTCTCTTACACCAGGAGCCCCCATAGCTCCTGCTATTACTCCTGTTGCAGCATTACGTACTGCTCCTTCTATTCCTCCTTGAAGTTGGTTTTGAACTTCTGCTCCTAATTTATTTATTAATCCTGCTGCTGCTCCCTTTACTTTATTAGCTGCTTTTGTTTTTAGTTCATTAAGTTTTTGTTGAGCTTCTCTTTTTCTTTCTAATTCTGCTATTTCTTCTTTTGATAATCCTTCTGTGTTAATAGGGGGTAGGGGATCTGGTTCTTTTTCTACAACATCAATAATAGGATTTCTAATATTAATTTTTGGTTTTGGGATAGGAATTAATGCTATTAAAGAGGCTGTGGGGTCAAACGCATCTAAAAAACTAGAAGGGACTCCTGTACCACATGCTAATACATTTTTTACTGTTTTAGGGTTGGGTAATATTCCCTTTAAATCTGCCAGTGTTTCTTTATGTGGGATTTCACCATTAGGCATTTTTAATTTAACATTTCCTAAGGATTCTTGTATTTTATTTGATATTTCTGCTTGTGCGTTAAGTGGCATTTTTTATTTTTTTATAAATACATGTCGGCTTTTAATGTCTCTTAAAAGTTGTCTTAATTCACCAACTGTTCCTGCTTCTGCTTCTTCTCCTTCTCCTCCTTCATAATCTTTTAGAAGACCTTCCCATACATCTTTATTAGGAGAAGATATATCTCCAGGGGCTCCTGATACATAGATATTTTCAACCGCTAATTTATCTATTATTACTTTTAGAAAATTTAATAATCTGTCCATAAAATATTGATTTTTTAAACCTAATATAGCTGGTTCGGTAGCATAGGATTTAGGTTTTCCTTTCCCTCCTTCACCCCCATCATCCATACCTAAAAATATATTAGGAGAATTAATCATTATAAAATTTTTATTATTTTCTTCTTGAGGAACCCCCACAGGGTGTTCTGTATTTAAATGTATGCTTCCTCTTGTGCTTAAAGATATAAAATTTTGAGAAAACATATGAATATCTCCCCCCGCGGCATATGATGCTTTTTCTCCTTGATCTGAAGCTAATCTAGCATTAAATACTAATCTGTCAGAATTTATTATTACTTGTCTTCCTTCATAAACAGCAGGAAATATAGGAGTATAAACAGAACTTTTGCCTGTTTTTTCTATATCCGCCATAAAGTTGGTTACATTTAAATCATTTGGTATGTTTATTTCTTCTGCCATTTTGTTTTTTTATAATAAACTCCATTTTCCCGGATCTTTATCATTTAATTGTTTAAGTACTTGTTGAGCAGCTGAACTATAATCACTTACAGTTGCCCCAAACCCAGGTACTTTAACCCAACCCCCACTATATGTATAGCGTTTATTTATATCAGGGTTAGGATATGAAGGAATATCACCATTACTATTTGCTTTAAATAAATATATTCCATTACTATTACTGCTTCCTATTCTTCGTTCATAAGATCCATATATACCTAAATCTGAATGTTCATAAACGGCATTTAGGAGTTTATAATTTGATGATGTTGATGCATCAACTTTTACCCATGAATTACATACCCAAGGATTTTCATGTTTTGCTCTTACTTTTGCCCCCCATTTACTACATTGGTTATCTCTATGGAAATTACAATTTGAACAATTTTCCCATTCATCAAAACCACCTGCTGCTATTCTATAATTATCAGGTAAGGGTGGTCTATCTATGATTTCTTTTTCTTGCCCTTCAAAGTCTTGTTGGTAATATTCATTTGTATCTTCATCAATATCATCATTAAAACCTGCTTGGTCTTCTGTTATTATTTCTTCACTTCCTGTTACCGCACTTCCTGTTATTTCGCTTTCTGTTGTATTAGATGTAGTTTCTGTTGATGGTGGTGTTTTGTCTTCTGATTCTACTTCTGAAGATCCTTGTTCTTTTGCTGTTACAGTTCCTGTTGGGTCGTTTAATACATCAGTAGCTACTTTATTGTCTTCTTCCTTCATTTCAACGTTTAACCCAAATGAATACCAACACATATCAGCTGCTACTTGAAAGTTTTCTACGTTTTGTGTAGAAGTTAAATATATAGATGAAGGATCTAAATTTATATCTTCAATTGTATGTTTCCATCCTAAATTATCTAATTCTTTTGGTTGACCATTTCTGATTATTATTATAGGATCTCCATTTTCGGATGCTCCCCCCTTAGACCAAGGACTTATACTAGCTGTGGGGAATTCATATCCCTCTATTCCTTTTTCTTCATCTTTATCTACTCCTCTTGCTGTGGCCCCTAATCTAATTGAATTGCCAAATCTTCCTTCTGTGATGTGATCCCCCTCATAAGGTAATAATGGTTTTATATTTAAATGTTCTTTAAAATATTTTCCTAAGGGGATATTCAGATCTAAATTCCCATCTACAGGTCTTCTTACTAATCCCGCATGTTCATAGTCTTCACTTCTATAGACTTCTTCTTGAAGGGTTGTATAATTTGCTACAGCAGGTAATGTATTATGGTGGGGATGGTTCCATAAATTTATAGGGGGAAGATAATAATCAAATATTGCATTTCTATCTTCTAAGTAGTCTTTACTAGTTAAAGAAATTACTGTTACTATTTCATTTATGAGGGGGTAGTATTTTATAAAAGGGAATAAAGGTTTAGCAACACCATCATATGAGTCTACTTCTATTTTATCTTTACCATCTACATTACCCACACCCGCCCCCGAGAATTTTTTTCTTACTCTATTATAAAAAATTAATCCTACCGCTTCATGACCTCCAAAATCATTAGCTAATGTGGTATTGGGGTTTAATATTATTTGTTTTACTTTACAAGGAACTAACTTACCTCCTAAATTAAAAGCACTATTAGCTGTTTTATATTCAGTATTACTGCTATATCTCCCCATCTTCTGGTGCTTCTATTTGTTTAGGTTTTTCAACTGTTTTTGCTATTTCTTCAGCTACATCCATTAATTGATCCATTTCTTCAGTAGTTAATAAACCGCCATCCCCACTCGAAACAGCACCCGTAGATAAACGTTGTACAATAGCAGCCATCTTGATTAGTTGGTCATCATTTTTAACACTGATTTCCATATATTCCTTAATTAAAGGAACTACTACAGTAGCATCACCTAAAGATTGGACTAAAGGTCTTAATTCCGCTATTAAAGATGCAAGTTGTTTTGCTTTTTTCTTTTGATTACCGTGAATTTCTTTTAGTAAATCACCAAAAGATTTATCGTCAAATAATATCTGGTCTAATGAATCCATATTGTTTTGTTATAAATATGGAGTTTTTAGACTCTTACATAACCTGTTTCGTCGTATTCTTGGTATAATTCTTTATACTTTTTTCTTAGTATTTTAGTTACTTTAGTAATAACAGGAGTATCCACCTGGGTCATTTCTCTAATATAAATATAAAGTGCTTTTTTATTGAATATTTCTAAATTTTCTCTACGTTTAAAAAGTACATTTATAGCATCTGCTACTTTTCTGTCTTTATCTTTTTTAAACATTGTAAACATGTGTTTATCTATATATTCTGTAAGATAATCTATGAAGTCTTTAATTTCTTGTTTACGTTCATCTCTACCTAATTGACGTAATACCCCTTCATCTTCGTCTGCTGCTAAAGGGTCTGCTTTTTGTTTTTTCTTTTTATAATTGTTATTATTATATAATATAAGATAATTTTTACCTACAATTGAAAAATAACTAAATGCTTTAGTACCTTTTTC